TGGCAAAAACTCTGCCACGCCTTGAACCAGGCCCAATAAAATGGAATGTAACAGCGACATAATATCACTTCCTTGCGAAATTTCATAATTAAGTTTATGATACCACACTGCGCGAAAAATTTCAAGAAGTTTTTGGCAGTTTACATAAGTTCGCAAATGCTATCGTAAAACCCGAAGGATGAAACAGTCCTTCGGGCTTTATTTTTTCCCAGGAAAGGGGGTGCGCGTGATGGCCTGCAAGTACCTGGATTTCCAGGACCGAAAGAAAATCGCAAAGATGTACCAGGAGGAAGCCCGCGTGCTGGACATCGCCTACAAAATCGGATGCCACCCCGCAACGATCTATGAGGAGCTGCGACGGGGCGACACGGGCAGGCTGGACAAGAACCAGCGCCCGGAGTATGACCCCCGCCTGGCTCAAAGGACGTTTCAAGAGGCAATCCGCCGCCGGGGCAACCGGCGGACCACCACGACCGCCGAGAGCGGCCAGTAAACCAAAGAGGAGGACAAGGACATGAAAATGAAGGACCTGGCCCTGGCGCAGGTACGCCGGGGCGAACGCTTCACCCTCGACGGCGTGGAGTTCGTGAAGCTGGAGGACGACCTGGACGCCGCCTTTGCGGTGGGCGCTGACACGCTGCCGGAGTGCTGCCAGTTCGAGGACGACGACGCCGAACGCGAGGACCACAACAATTTTGCGGGCAGCCTGCTTTCCAAGACCATGGAGCGCTGGCTGCGGGACAAGCATCCGGCCATCTTCTCCGCCGTGGTGGAGCGGCCCATCGACCTGACCACCATGGACGGCATGACGGACTACGGCAAGCCCCTGGCCGTCGTGCGGGCGCTGACCATTGACGAGTACCGCAAGCACCGCAGCATCCTGCCGCTGACTTCCAAGCCCTATTGGCTGGCAACAGGCTGGACAACCAACAGCTCCCCGTTCTCGAATGCCGACTACGCGTACGGCGTCTCACCGTCGGCACCGTGTACGACAACGGCGTGTACAGCGCCTACTTCGCGCCGCGCCCCGCTTTGTATCTGAAATCCTCTATCCTTGTATCGGTTGAGACCGAGGACGAGGGCAAGGCGCTGGCCGATTACAGCGACACGGACCTTATCGACGAGCTGTACCGCCGCAGGAGAAGCACCTATGACCCGGACTGAACGGCGGAGGCGGCAGCAGCGCCGCCGCAGGGCCGCGATGCAGAGAGCCGCCTGCCTGGCGCTGGCCCTTCTGGCCGTGGCTGCGGCGTTCGCCTGGAGTGGGCGTCCACAAGAGCCGGAGACACCAGAGGCCACCGTGCCGGTGACGGCAACGGCGCTTCCGGCGGAGGCACCCACGCTGGAACCCATCACGCTGGAGTTTGAGGACCAGGAGGCCATCGACCCGATGGAGGCATCCAAGGTGGCCCTGGCAAAGATGGTGTGGGGCGAGGCACGGGGCTGCTCCACCACGGAGCAGGCGGCCACGATCTGGTGCGTGCTGAACCGCTACGACAGCGGGGACCGCTTCTGGGCCGACACGGTGGAGGGCATCACGACCCAGCCCTGCCAGTTCTACGGCTACGACCCCGGCAACCCGGTGGACCCGGACATCCTGGCCCTGGTGGAGGATGTGCTGGCCCGCTGGATGGCCGAGAAGGAGTGCGTGGGCGGCGTGGGCCGGGTGCTGCCAAAGGAATACCTGTACTTCACCGGCGACGGCGTACACAACTACTTCACCACGGAATGGCAAGGCGGGCAGACCTGGGACTGGTCCCTGGAAAGCCCGTATGAGGGATAGCTGATATGGAGCTGACCCACCTTTCCCTGTTTTCTGGCATCGGCGGCCTGGACCTGGCTGCCGAGTGGGCAGGCTTCCGCACCGTGGGGCAATGCGAGTGGGCCGACTACCCCACCAGGGTCCTGGAGAAACATTGGCCGGACGTCCCGCGCTGGCGGGACATTCGGGCTTTGACAAAGGAGAGTTTCTGTGAACGGACCGGACTACGAACAGTTGACATTATTTCCGGCGGCTTCCCGTGCCAACCCTTCTCCAAGGCCGGACAGCGCAGAGGCAAGAGCGATGACCGTTACCTCTGGCCGGAGATGCTTAGAGTTATCGACGAGCTGCGGCCCGCTTGGGTCATTGGAGAGAATGTTGCTAACATCCTCGATCTGGCGCTCGACGATGTGCTTTCTGACCTGGAAAGTAAAGGCTACACAGCACGGGCGTTTACGCCTGGCTGCTGTCCGCCGGGTACAACACCACCCAGGCCGGAAAGCTGGCCGGGTATTACGCCGACTGGATGAAGAACCAGGGCGGCAGCGGAGACAGCGGCAGCGGTGGAAAGACGAGCCTGGACTGGGACCAGGACGAGGGCATCTTCACCTGGAACGGGCGCAGCTATTCCAGCGTGGAACAGCTTCTTAATGAAATCAGCCAGGCGGGCCTCACCGACAGCGAACTGGCAACGCTCAAGCGTAAGTTTAAGCTGTTCGGTTTTGACCTTTCGTAAGGAGGGAGTAGATTATGGCTTTGACCTTAAAGCAGACCGGGACCGGGAAAACCTGGACCAGCGGCAGCAGAAAGCAGGAGGAGAACAAGCAGACGACCGGGGCGAATACCGCCCCGGCTGCTGCGCCGTCCGCCGCCCCCGCCAGGAGGACGCAGACCTGGCAGGCTGGCGGGCTGACCTTAAAGCGGGAAAACGCAGAACCGCCTACCGTGCCGCAGGTCACGGCGGAAAAGCCTGTGGAGAAGCGGAGCTTCTTCTCCCGTCTGGGAGACACCATCCGAGGCGGGGCCAAGGGGTCCCTGGCCTCCAACAGCAACGCCATGAGCACCTTCTACGCCATGGGCCAGGGCGGACGCGACGCGCAGAACCGGGAGTACCTGGCGGAATATTCCCACAACCTGGAGCGGGCCAAACTGGACATGGACGCCATGCTGGCGGAAAACAAGGAAAAGCCCGGAAGCTGGAACGAGCGGGACATCCAGAGCCAGCAGTACATCATCGACGACTGGCAGCGGAAATACGACGCGATGGCAAAGGTGCTGGACGAGCAGGTGCAGCAGAAAGCAACCCAGGCCAGCTATGAGCTGGCGGACGACATTCAGCAGTCCTCTGCCCAGGACATTGAGCGGGCCAAGGAGGGGCTGGGCAGCGTGGGCCAGGTGCTTGTGGACGCAGGTGCTTCCATGACCCAGACAACGCTTGACGCAGCGGCCAACGCCCTGTTGGGAACGCCGGGCAGTATGGGCGCTTTTGCCATGCGTGCGTTCGGCGGCGGGACGCAGCAGGCCCGGCAGGACAACCCAAACTCCACCCTGGAGCAGCAGGTGCTCTACGGCACGGCCTCCGCCGCAAAGGAAGTCTTTACGGAGAAGATGTTCAACATCGCCCTGCCGTTCAGCCATGCCTATGGCGGCGGCGCATTGGACGACGCCGTGGAGCGGGGCATCCGCTCCGCCGTGAACCGCTTTGCAAAGACGGACGCGGGCAAGCGTGTGCTGGGCGGTGCGCTGACCTTCGGGGCCGGAGCGGTGAGCGAGGGCTTGGAGGAGTTCATCGGAGACTGGATGGAGTGGCAAAAGGAGGAAATCGAAATGAAAACCTATATCGGCACGAAAATCATTGAGGCGGTCCCCGCTATTCGCAAGGGCTGCAAAGTCTATGAGAAGGACCAGCCCATCGCCATGGGCATGGTCCCCGATGAGGAGGGCTATAAGGTCTGCTACCCGGACGGCTACGAGAGCTTTAGCCCCAAGGCCGTGTTTGAGGAAGCGTACCGCCCCATCGACAGTATGAACTTCGGGCTGGCTATCGAGGCCATGAAGAAGGGGAAGAAGTGCAGACGGGCGGGCTGGAACGGAAAGAACCAGCACATTGAGCTGGCCTCTGCCATCAGTTACACGTCCCCGGCTGGCACAATCGTCAATGCCGAGCACGCGGCCATTGGGAACAAGGCTATCGCATTCTGCGGCACTTCCGGCGTGCAAATCGGATGGCTTGCAAGCCAGGCGGATATGCTGGCCGACGACTGGGAAATCGTGGAGTAAAGGAAGGAGCACATCATGGATATTACGACCATCATTGAAGCGGCGGCTGCCCTTGTGGCTGCCGTCATCACCGCCGTGGTCATTCCCTATATCAAGAGCCGGTCCACGGCCCAGCAGCAGGCGGAGATCAATGCCTGGGTGAAAATCGCCGTGACGGCGGCGGAGCAAATCTACCGTGGCAGCGGGCGCGGCGAGGAGAAGAAAGCCTACGTCCTCAACTGGCTGGCGGAGCACGGCATCACTCTGGACGAGGACCGCATCGACGCGCTCATTGAGGCCGCCGTCTACGAACTCAACCACGGCGTTCTGAAAGAAGGTGCGGGCAATGAGTAACAGCCCGCTGGTCAGCTACACCAAGCTGTCCCCCAACCATTCCGGCAAGCGCAAGCACACCATCGACACCATCTCCATCCACTGTATGGCCGGGAACCTGTCTGTGGAGCGCTGCGGCGAACTGTTCCAGAACAAGGAACGCCAGGCCAGCAGCAACTACGGCATCGGCAGCGACGGGCGCATCGGCCTGTATGTGGACGAGGCCAACCGTTCGTGGTGTACCTCCTCCGCCAGCAACGACAACCGGGCCGTCACCATCGAGGTGGCGAACACCGTTGCCAAGGACCCGTGGCCGGTCTCCGACGCGGCCTACAAGTCCCTCATTGATCTGCTGGTGGACATCTGCCAGCGCAACGGCATCCCCAAGCTGCTTTGGAAGGGAGATAAAAACCTCGTAGGTCAGGTAGACCGGCAGAACATGACCGTCCACCGCTGGTTTGCGGCGAAAGCCTGCCCTGGTGACTGGCTTTACAGCCGCCACGGCCAGATCGCCGCAGAAGTCAACAAAAGACTGGAGGCCGCAAAGGCCGGAAAGGATGAAGAAGCTATGGACACCAAACAGCTCACGAGCTGCGCCGACACCGGGGACAACCCCTCCGCCTGGGCCAAGGAGGCCACCGACTACTGCAAGCGCAAGGGCATCTTCGCCGGAGACGGTGCTGGCAACTACGGATGGCAGAAGCCCATCACCCGCGAGGCCACGGCCCAGATCATCTACAATCTGCTGGAGGCCGCCGGTATGCTGGAGAAGCTGCCGGACGTGAAGTGAGATTTTCCCACTTTTTGTACCAAAACGATAAAGGTTGTAAATCTTTATTACAAAGATAGCCCTTTTCCGTGGTACTGTCAAGGTGCCAAGGAGGGGCTGCGCGTGAAGATTTACGATTTCGAGGGACAAAAGAATATCTCCGGCGACCGCATCCACCAGGTGCGGGCGACCAAACGCATCTCCCAGGCGGACCTCGCTGCGAGGATGCAGGTCAAGGGCGTGTTCATCGAGCGGGAGGCCATCAGCAAGATAGAGACCGGGGACCGTTTCGTGACGGACTACGAACTGAAAATCTTTGCCGAGGTCCTGGGCGTGACGATGGACTGGCTGACCGGAAAAGAATAAAAAAATTTTGAAATCCCCCTACTATCCGTAGGGGGATTTTTGCATCATCCGGGGCTATTGACACGGCTGGAAAAAGTGTGCTAAAGATATACAAAAGTTATGCAAAAGCATTGCAAATGGAGGGTTTCCCATGCCGAGATATAAGGGCGCACACTTGACCTGGAACGACAGATTGACCATCGAAAAAATGCTCCGCCAGGGGTACAGCAAGCCGCAGATCGCCCGCTACCTGGGCGTGCATCACAGCACGGTCTACGACGAGTGCCGGAGGGGTGCGGTGGAGCTGAAACGCAGCGACCTGACCACCTACATCTCCTACTCCGCCGACGTCGCCAAGGATTACCACCTGGACCGCAAGAAGAACATGGAAAAGCCCCTGAAAATCGGCAAGGACCACCGGCTGGCCCGGTGGCTGGTCAAAACCATCTCCGAGGGCTACTCCCCGTCGGCGGCCTGCTCCATGCTGGGGAAAACGCCGGAGACCACCTTCTCCTGCACGCTATGCCGCCAGACTGTGTATAAGTACATCGAGAACGGGGACCTGTGGCCCCTGACCAACAAGGAGCTGCGCTACAAGAGCGACCGGAAGCGGACCTACAACCGCGTGACAGCGGCGAAAGCGCCCAGAGGGGACAGCATCGAACGCCGCCCGGAGCACATCAACAACCGGGAGGAACCTGGGCATTGGGAGATGGACAGCGTGGTGGGCAAGAAGGGCACCAAGGCTGCCCTGTGCGTCATCACCGGGCGCGTGACGCGGGACGAGATCATCCACAAGATGCACGACGACACCGCCGCCAGCGTCGTGGGCGTCCTGGACCGGCTGGAGCGGCGCATGGGGACCGCCATGTTCCGGCAGGTATTCAAGAGCATCACCGTGGACAACGGGAGCGAGTTTGCCGATTGCAAGGGCATGGAGCGCTCCTGCCTGCTGCCGGGTGAGAAGCGCACCCACATCTACTACTGCCACCCCAGGTCCCCCGGAGAGCGCGGCAGCAACGAGAAGCAGAACCAGCTTATCCGGTGGTTTTTCCCCAAGGGCACAGACTTCCGCAAGGTATCGCAAAAAGAGGTGCGCCGGGTCCAGGACTGGATAAATAATTACCCACGGTTAATCCTGGGCTGGCACACCTCTGCGGAGCTTTTCGACGCGTTCCTTGCAAGCCTATAAAGCCTATAAAAATTTTTTCAAAGAAATTCGGGTTTTAGTATTGACATTTGGC